TCATTTGTCGATTTCAATTTTGTCCCATTCCCGTCCACGGCTGTCCCTATACCGCGCCGCCATTGAATCTGATTTATGCCCGAGAAGACGTTGAGCAAACTTATCGCCAATCTGGTTCCGGTATAGCCTCGCTGACAGGCTACGCAGTTCATGGAATGTTGGCGGGTTTCCATCAAATGAGAGTCCAGATGCATTTCTCGCCTTTGTAAAATACTTTGATACTGTTTTCGGGGAAAGCGGATCGTGATGCTTTGATGCGATTATAGTTTCACTGCTGCTGGCATCCCTGCATTTCTGTAGTGTATCAGCCAATGAGATATTGAGCGCGTCAATCGTTAGCATTAGCGGAATGGCGAGTTTAGCCCCTGTTTTACTCTGTTCAATGTGAAGATGGTTGTCGTTTATGTCTGACCATTTCATTCTGCACAAATCGCCGACTCTCTGCCCTGTAACGACGGCCAAATCCATCGCCAGCCTTAGCCAGATAGGGAGAGGTTCGGCTGCATGGTAAATCTCGACATACTCATTAGCTGTCAGCCTTGAGCGCCTTACTTCTGACTTTGCTGTACGGGTTGCTGTTACCGGATTCGTTGCCACATGCCCCTCGGCTATTGCTTCACGAAAAACGTCAACAAGGGTTGACCTGATTAATTTTGCGGAAGCTGCTTTACCTTCTGCTACGTAGGTGTTTAGCATTGCTGCCACTTCTTTCGTTGATATGTCAGTGAGCGGTTTGTCCGGCAATTTTCTTCGGATTGCCCTGATTTTGCTGGCGTAGTCGAGTAGAGTTTTCGGCCTGATCCCCCTTTCGGTGAGGATTCTTTCATATCGGTCAAGCCACACATGAAGAGTGATTGCGTCACCGCCTTTAATTCTGTCTATCAGTGATTTGCGTCCGCTGTCTGAGAGTAACTCAATGTTGGCCTGTATAGCTTCAGTGATTGCTATCCTCCTGTCTCGGCCTAATCCAAACTCTTTACCCGTCCTTGGGTCCCTGTAGCAGTAATATCCATTGTTTCTTATATAAAGGTTAGGAGGTAAATCCCGGCGCTCATGACTTCGCCTTCTTCCCATTTCTGATCCTCTTCAAAAGGCTACCTGTTACTGGTCGATTTAAGTCAACCTTTACCGCTGATTCGTGGAACAGATACTCTCTTCCATCCTTAACCGGAGGAGGGAATATCCTGCACTCGCGTACCCATCGACGAACTGTTTCAAGGCTTCTTGGGCGCCGCTGGCGTGCGTTCCACTCCTGAAGTGTTAAGTACATCGCAAAGTCTCCGCAATTACACGCAAGAAAAAACCGCCATCAGGCGGCTTGGTGTTCTTTCAGTTCTTCAATTCGAATATTGGTTACGTCTGCATGCGCTATCTGCGCCCATATCATCCAGTGGTTATAGCAGTCGTTGATGTCCTCTGCTTCGATAACCCTGTCGAATGGCTCTCCATTCCATTCACCTGTGACTCGGAAGTGCATTTATCATCTCCATAAAACAAAACCCGCCGTAGCGAGTTCAGATAAAAGAAATCCCCGCGAGTGCGAGGATTGTTAGTTGCACTCTGCTGCTGCCTTAGCCATTACCATATCCACCAAACTTCACCAGACATGATTCTCGCAATCACTATCATCACCAAAGTGATAATCACAACTTTAACTGGCGGCATCATTCACCATCCTGCTCCGGCGGTTCTGGCAGCGGCATCCAGTGGGTTACGTCATCCAAGATATTTCCTGATAAATATGTGAAAGCTCTATATTTTTTGTAATCAATTGGACTCATTACCCAGTTCCAATATGCTGCCACTATTTGACCTTGACTAAATGCCAGTAACATTTTGGTGTCTTCCGGCATTCGCTCACTACAGCTTATCCAACCATCCGGAGTTACCGGAACTTGCGGAATGGCTGTCTGCTCTCGAACGTCATTAGGCGCTATAGGTTCTGCTGCCAACTGACTGGCATATTTGTTAATGGTAACGATAAGCTCTTGCTCAGCCTCATCCAGACAATCACCGATACCTCGCCTGTCACCGTCAAAATCATCGAAATCGGCACGAATCTTGGCAACCTTCTTGATTGCGGACAACACCTCACTAGGAATTACCGGATAGTTGGTTGACGTTTCCGCGATTTCACGAAAATTATTGGTTGACGAATTCTTGTTTTCCCGAAAGTTTCCTGACTGAAACATGGCTGCGCGATAGGCGTTCCAGCCGACAGCTTTTCCGTGTTCAAACGCGCTGTCAAAGTCATCATCCATTTCCATCGCATCAGGCACAGATACCCTCTCTTGAGGGGCGGCGTAAAGCGGAGTTACGGTAATTTCGTACTCGTTTATATCCTCGTCGCTGATATTTGCGAAATAGCGAAGGATGCCTTTCTCTCCACGACTACGAGCGTCAGAGTCCTGAATGATATACGCCACCGGCTCTGCTTCCAGCGATGCCAGTGCGATACGCAGGGCAGCCAGGATATTCCCCTGGTAATCATCAAGCCCGAAAGGAAGCTCATCACGAACGCTTTCATAATCGTTGATAGCCTGCTGCAGCCATTCTCTTGTGATAGTGCTCATGATGCCTCTCCTTTACATGCTTCGGTGACGTTTATTCCAGCGTTGTGCAGTGCCTCAAGAACCTGATGCTGCCTGTAAACCATTTCAGTGTGGTAAGGCTCGTCAAAATCGACGCGATGCAACATGCTATAGCATTGCGGAAGCACAACCTCCCGCAACTCCAGCTCAGCAATGCGCTTCTCTGCGGCTTCCAGCTTCTCGCGCATATCGTCAACGTACTCGACCAGAGATCCGCCAGCAGGAATTTCGCACTCCTCGACCAGTTGGAAGTAGATATCAGCTGCGGCCCGTGTGTTGCTATGCCTAGCGTCGCCCATCTCACCTTCACGAAGAGCATCGCGTTCGGCGGTAAGATTGGCTATTTTGCTGTCTTTGCCTTCCAGCTCAACGCGCAGCTTCCCTACCGTTAGCGCAATTTCCTCGTTCTCCTGGTCGCGGGATTTGATGTATTGCTGGTTCCTTTCCCGTTCATCCAGTAGTGCCAAAGCAACCTTTGGATTAAAGGCAGCAATAAATTCAGCGTTGTTTTTCAGAACGTGTTGCGCAATGGCCTGACTACTTAGTCGGACCTCATAACCACGTGCGCCACGGTGTGGTTTATATGAGTCCCAGTCTCCCCACGTTGCTTTCTCTGCCGCCTCACGCAGTGCCTGATAGTTAATTTTGCTCATGTCACATCACCCTGAATCCGTTGCATTTACGTAAGAAATCGCAGATATAGCCCTTCATTTTTTCGTGCCAATCTCGATCATTCCCATTGCACCAACCATCAGGTGGAGTCCAGTTTTCTATCAGAGCAGCCATTTTCTTTGCTTTCGCCGGAGTAGCTGTTGCGGTATCGCAGTAATGACGAGTGTCAACCAACGCATCCATACCATCGATATCAAGTATGCAAAACCATGTGTGATTCGGAATTCCTACAGGTGGTATTTGTTGCCCACGTCGGCGTTTATCAATGAGATATACACTCACTGGTTGCCTCCTTTGCGAAGCTGGGCGGCGAATCTCTCAGCATCAACAGCGCTTCCGCAATAGGCGGCGCGAGTCATGGAATCCAATTCGTTGCGGTTTTTTCTTACGTATTCCTTCTGGCTTTCAGCAAACAACTCCACACCCTGCGCCCGTACTTCAGCCAGAAAAGCATCGGTGTCTGGGGTTTTTATTTCGTTAAGCGCATCACTGAATCCACCACGCTCCATACCTAGCTCTGCTTCGTAATCGGCATCGAATGCAGCGTCTTTGCAGAACTTCTTCAGCTTTGCATTCTCCGCCGCCAGCGCTGAAAACTTCTCGTGTGCCAACTTAACAGTCGAATCAGCCTGCTTAATTGAATCAATCGCTTTCTGCTGGTCTTCGGACAGAGCCGAAATCTTGGCCTCCGCTTCAGCAAATTTACGCACCAGATATTCAGCGTTTGTTTCGTTAACCTTTAAATCTCGTGGGATGCATTTACCTTTTAGAAAACCATCCATCTCAATTAGTGACATTTGTTTCATTTCTTCCCACTCCGCCACATCGCATTCAGATATTTGTTTTGATTCACTGATGGAACTTGCGACGGTTTGATTTAGGATTTCCATTACGATTCCCCCTGTTTCCGTAATTTAATTTTCTGCAATCGATTGGTGTGGGGCGCAGGTAACCATATATTTCTACTTGATATTTTGCTAGAGCATACGCATATTTTGCACCATCACATGTTGCATATGAGCCAAGGTGATGTAGTTTTCCATTAACACCTATGTATGCTCTCCATCCATAAGCACACCTTTCTGTGCCTATTTCAGTTCCTTTATTTCTACTTGTGTTGCTATTGTTTTCCCTACTGGAGACATCTCGTAGGTTAATAAACCTGTTGTCAGCTTTATTTCTGTTGATGTGATCAATTACATTTACTGGCCATTTCCCGGTAACATATAACCAAGCTAGTCTGTGCGCTAAATACCATTTTTTATTAATATATATCCTTATGTATCCCATCGAGTGCGTACAGCCAGTTGGTTTGAAACCAATTATATCCTCATTATTTGATTTAATTATCTTCTTGAAAACCCCAGTTTCTTTATCGTAGTGAATGTTGCTAATGAGGTATTCATATGAAATGTCATTTTTTGACATAATCCTTCTTACTCCTCAAAATCATTTCAAGATATCTGTTGTCGTTAACAGAACCGAAACTATTTCTCTTAAGCAATTCCTCTCTCGATGGCATTGGCTTTACGCGTTGGCGAATAATCATTTCTGCCGGAAGAATGCCGGGATTGTATGCAAGTCCTCTCATTGTAAATTCCTCAGTCATTACTGATAGCGCCATAGCGTGAGCGGTAATTACGCAGGCGCGGGTCAATTTCAGGGAAGTGGGTGTATGTGGCTTTGCGGAATGGTCGGATTGATGTCTGGTAAATTCGCTCTCGTTCTTCTTTCTCTGCAAGCCATATACAATGGCGAAATTCCTTTTCCTCTTTCGTTTCCTGCGGTAGCGACATTATCAGGTCGTAGTTTTTTCTGAATTTATCCAGCACCTCCGATACGGAATTGCCGGAACAGCGGCGCGGGTCATCCGCACCATACTGAGGCGCTGGCATGATTTTCTCCTGATTAAATTGCGTGAATAGCGTGACGAGGGAAGGGGAGAGTTACTGGCTCCTCGTCTGGGTAGATAGGTTTGTTATGTTTGTGCCACTCGACATGACATGACTTGCAGAGCCACATCACATCGGTTGGTTTGCTGTAGTCGCATTGGTGCGCCTGTGGTTTACATTCTGATCCGCAGCACTCACATTGTGGTGGTCGGATTAGCTTACCGTCGCGCAAAAAATTACCCACGATGATGTGGGCTTTTCTTTTCCATGGGTTGCTCTGAATGAACCGCTTTTTGGCTGCGTTACACCGTTCTCTGCCGCGTTCCGATGATTGATATTCTCTCCTTGCTGATACTCGATGTGGCAATCCCGCGCGCTCTTTGTCATATTCAGCCAGGCAAGCCCGACAAGCGGCAGTTAATCCATCTCTGGATGCTCTTCTGATTTGAAAGTCCCTTTCTTCCTTCGGTTGATGGCATCTTGAGCAGATTTTCATATTCAGCTCCTAGAACGGAATATCCGAATCGTCGAAGTTCATAGGTGGTTCGCTGTGATTTCCATGCTGCTGAGGTTGCTGTCTTTGTTGATGACCGTTATTTCGCTGAGGTGAAGACTGTTCATTGCCTCCTTGCTTGCCACCAAGCATTTGCATGGTTCCACCAACGCCCACGATGACTTCGGTAGTGAACCGATCCTGTCCGCTTTGATCCTGCCATTTTCTTGTCCGCAATTTGCCTTCAAGATAAACCTCTGAGCCTTTTCGCAGATATTCGCTGGCAATTTCTGCCAGTTTCCCGCTCATTACCACACGGTGCCACTCCGTCTGCTCCTTTTGCTCTCCAGTTTGCTTATCACGCCATTGTTCTGACGTAGCAACTGTAAGGTTTGCAAATGCCGTTCCTGATGGTGAATATCTGATTTCTGGATCATGCCCAAGGCGACCAATAATGATCACCTTATTTACGCCTCTGCTTGCCATTTATGCCGCCTGTTTTAGCTCGTTAACTCTGATGTTCATTACCTGAACGCATTTAGCCTGCGCCTCCTCGTTTCCAGCCATTAATTGCCAGTCACGCTGATAACGCTCGATGAGTTTTTTCTTGTCAGTTTCTGTTGACGCATAATCGCTGAAGTCTTTCAGGATTTGTTCGCAGTCAACCGATGGAGATTTCTGGTTGGTATTTTCTGGTGATGGTTTGTTATCTGATGCTGGGATTGCCCATCCCGGCAGTGATGGAGGGAGCCAGTAAAATCCTGTTCCATCCTTCAGTTTTGCCCTGTGCCACCCATGCTTTTTATCGAGAGATGTTTGTGCGAAACCTTCCTCAAGGTTATACAGATACCGACCGATTCCCCACTGAACGGCAGCACGCTTCATTGCACCTGAACGACCACCTTTGACGGCTTCTACCTGCGTGTTTTCAGCAGCATCCCATTTGGTTACCCATTCGGAATCAATCCTGATTGATATGCCGCATTCAACGCCGCCGTTGTTGGGAATATCGCGGTATTCATTGCGCCATCCTGCTTTGCCGCAAACATCGTCCAGGCGTTTCATGATTGCCCTATTCGTGACATAAGCCAGCACCATAGCCCACACTTTTCCATCGCGTGTTTTACCGCTTTGCTGTATTCGCCATTCGATATCTTCAGGGCTGAATGGCTCATCGAATTTATTCAAATCCATAATTCACCTCAGAATGGACATGGCCCAAGGAAATAACGCTGGTTTAATACTTCGACTCTGGACAAATTAAGGCATACCCGCATTCCTTCGCGGTCACCATTATGGCGATACCAGAGAGCTTTCTGCGTGTACATGCGTCTCTGTAACTTGCTCTCCTTCACTGTGGTTGCAAGTGACATGAATATCTCCTTCGTTACCGATTAATTCTTTCATCTGACGAATGAATTCTTCGTCTGACCAGTTATCTGTAAAACTCATTTCCTGCGATACCACGGAAGGTTGATAGCTGATTTCATAGCTTTATTTGCTTCAAGCCACATTTTTGAATCACCAATAAATCTGGCTATTACTGCTTTGTTCTGTGCAGCACGAAGCATCTGGTGATTAATGGCTATTTCATTGCGCATAACGCCTCCAGTTGTTTCTTTGCTGCTCTGATTAATTGTTTAACTCGGCGTGATAATTCAGATTCGTGCGGGTAGAAAGCGGACATGACGCCGCTACCCGCGAGCTGAAAGTGCATCATGGGTAACTCCTTATATTTGATTGCATAACGAAAACGCCTAGAGTGAAGCGTTATTGGTATGCGGTAAAGCCGCGCTTAGGCGGCTGATGTTTCTTCTTTCAGGCTTTCGAGATATTTACGTGGGTCGTCGTAACATTGGCATTCGCTGTACCAATCCACCCAGCGATCAGTAAGCCCCATCTCTGATAAATCTTCATCGGTAAGGCTCTCATCCCACATCTCAAGGCCGTTAGCATTGCAGTAATCAGGCTTGATGTTGTTGTCATACTGAAAGGCGTCATAATCAGCCAGTGCGTCCATCAGGCGAACACCCTCTTCAACACTTGCCACTTCTGCAATGAACGGTTTCATAGGTACTTGCGGGATATGCCAGACACGTAATTTCATATTTCCTCCGTCAAAAAAATTGCCCTCACACTGGAGGGCAAAGAAGATTTCCAATAATCAGAACAAGTCGGCTCCTGTTTAGTTACGAGCGACATTGCTCCGTGTATTCACTCGTTGGAATGAATACACAGTGCAGTATTTATTCTGTTGTTTATGCTAAAAATAAAGGCCACCATCAGGCAGCCTTGTTATTCTGTTTACCAAGTTCTCTGGCAATCATTGCCGTCGTTCGTATTGCCCATTTATCGACATATTTCCCATCCTCCATTACAGGAAACATTTCTTCAGGCTTAACCATGCATTCCGATTGCAGCTTGCATCCATTGCATCGCTTGAATTGTCCACACCATTGATTTTTATCAATAGTCGTAGTCATACGGATAGTCCTGGTATTGTTCCATCACATCCTGAGGATGCTCTTCGAACTCTTCAAAATCTTCTTCCATATCTCACCTCAAATAAGTGGTTTGCTGCCTAATTTCATTTTCTGGCGACCAACACAAGTCACACCCATTTCACTGCGTGGCTTGCGGTAGTAAATACGATTCTGTTTACTCTCGACTTCTTCTGCCTTCTTGCAGCGAAGGCTTCCGAGTGATGCTGCTTTATCTGCTCTGACGCAACCAGAGAGCTTTAGCGCAATTTTTCGCGCCAGTCGCTGCTCTTGCATTGCCTGTTCACGTTGAGCCTGTCTGCGTGCTCTGCGGCGATTTCTGGCGTTATCGTCAGCCAGATATGTAATGACTACTGTCATGTTGACCTCCGGGAAGGTACACATCCTTGTGTGTCGATGATTATTTGTTTTTGCGTTCCCACATCCAGTCATCTACTTCAGACCAGATAGTGAAACCGAAGCAGATGGCGAATGTGGTAACTAAACCACCGAGAATTGGGTTGGTCATGATGTCTAACATTTTCTGTTCCTCAGATGATTAGCTTTGGTGGTGTGGTAGGTGGGAGACCCATTTCGACCCGCTTCGTCCGACTTCAATTCGGCAATAGTCCCGCAGGCCTCGCCGCTTTACGTGCGACATATTCCCGTCCATGAACCCTTCACCCCACCCCAAAGCCAACTACTCTTTGGTTCCCGCATTTCGGCGGGACAATCCCATCAATGTTAAAGAGCCTGCCAATCTGTTCCGTTTGGCTTCCAGCGTCCTGCTGATGGCTTAAATTTAAGATCTCTTTAATTAATGGTCAAGAGTATTTTTGAAGAAAACTTAAATTTTCTTTCGTAACTTAAGTTTGGCTTTGATTTTTAAAGGAAATAAAAAAAGGGGCGAATGCCCCCTTATGGAAGGTTTGCTAGTTTTGCATCGACAACTACGCCGATGATTTTGCAGTTTCCGTTGATCTCGATCATCGGATATTGTGGGTTAAGTGGTTTTAGAAACTTCCTGCCTGCATCAATAACTAACTTCTTGAAAGTTGCCTCGTTTTCTCCTTCGAGCTTTGCAACTACCAGTTTCCCGTTACGCGGCTCTACTTCAGGATCGACGAGTATTATCATTCCTTCAGGGATACTGAGACCGGCCGGAGCCGTCATTGAGTCTCCCTTCACGTCCAACCAAAACGAATCTTCTGAACAGTCTACGGTTGTATCGTACCAGTTATCTATTGCACGCTTATGATATGGTTCTACAGCTTCCATCCAGCATCCTGCGCTCACCCAGCTAATCAGAGGGTATGACCCTCTTGGATCATGCCTACTGTGATAGGCAATGTTTGAAAGACTTTCCTCTCCTTTCATCAGATAGTCAGGGGAACACTTCAACGCATTAGCCAGGGCGAGAAGATTCTCTCCATTTGGCTCTGTCTCAGAGCGTTCCCACTGAGATATGGCAACATTAGACACGCCGACCATCTTTCCAAGTGCGGCCTGCCTGATCTTGAGTTCTTTTCTCCGAGCGCGAATGCGCTCTCCCATCAATTGAGTTTTCATAGTTAAGACATCTTAAATAAACTTGACTTAAGATTCCTTTAGTGGATAATTTAAGTGTTCTTTAATTTCGGAGCGAGTCTATGTACAAGAAAGATGTTATCGACCACTTCGGAACCCAGCGTGCTGTAGCTAAAGCGTTAGGCATTAGCGACGCAGCAGTCTCTCAGTGGAAGGAAGTCATCCCAGAGAAAGACGCCTATCGACTGGAAGTCGTTACAGCTGGCGCCCTGAAGTATCAAGAAAGCGCTTACCGCAAAGCGGCATAAGCAAATTGCTCTTTAACAGTCATGGTCCTCATTCCCGCCGAAATGCGGGAATACAACGCGCATAAGTTGATGCGCATAACTTCTTATTTGTTAAGGAAATACTTACATATGGTTCGTGCAAACAAACGCAACGAGGCTCTAAGAATCGAGAGTGCGTTGCTTAACAAAATCGCAATGCTTGGAACTGAGAAGACAGCGGAAGCTGTGGGAGTTGATAAGTCGCAGATCAGCAGGTGGAAGAGGGACTGGATTCCAAAGTTCTCAATGCTGCTTGCTGTTCTTGAATGGGGCGTCGTTGACGACGATATGGCTCGATTGGCACGACAAGTTGCTTCGATTCTCACCAATAAAAAACGCCCGGCGGCAACCGAGCGTTCTGATCAAATACAAATGGAATTTTAACAACATCCAACGAGGTAATTATATGCGAAACAAAGGCTTTAATCCACCTGATACACACAAAGAAGCTAAGCGTTTGCGCTTCCTTCGTTCCATTGATGAAAGAACTCAAATCTCTTTTGTGAAAGTTGCCAGAACTGAGCTTCTGAAGGCTGAGGCGAGGGCGTTGCTCCCGTCTCTACCAAAAGAGGAGGGATATACGTTCATTCCAAACGCATTTCTGGAAAAGCTTCTCAAAGAAGACATATCCGTAAGTCAGTTTAACGATGTTCTTAAGGTCTTTCGTCAAGGCAGGTAGTTATGAGCAATACAGCAAAAATCTACGATTTCAGCGCCGCACACGAGCGCAGGAGCAACAGGATGGAGAACCAGAAAACTGGTTACATTCCGTTGTACCGGAGCATTCTGAAACAGTCATGGGCGAAAGATGTTTATCTTCGCACCCTGTGGGAAAACCTTCTCCTGAATGCCGCCAGAAAGCCATACAAAGCGAATTTCAAAGGTCATGAATGGCATCTGCAACCCGGTCAACTGGTTGTGACAGCAGCTGATTTAGGTCTTCAGTTATGCGACAGACATGGCAAGCCAGCAAGCCGTGATCAGGTTGAGCGGATGCTTCAGGTTTTTGTGAAAGAGGGGATGATCTCCATTGATGGAGAGAAGCAAAAAGGTCGTGTGATCACCATCACAAATTATCATGAATACGCTCAAAAAATGGACAATTCACCCGCACATGAAGCCGCACAAACAACCGCACATGATGCCGCACATGATGAAGCCAGTAATGGCGCGGCTTTCAGCGTACATGCCGCACATGAAAGCGCACATGAAGCCGCACAAACAACCGCACATCATGAACAAGAAGGTATTAACAAGAATATAAATAATACCCCCCTACCCCCCAATGGGGGCGGCGATGGGCAGGTTAAACCTGAACGTCGCAAGGCAGAACGAATCGACTACGAATCCTTCCTGAACGCCTACAACACCGAAGTCGGTGACAGACTGCCACACGCTGTTGCGGTCAACGAGAAACGCAAACGCCGCCTGAAGAAAATCATCCCGCAACTGAAAACGCCAAACGTGGACGGTTTCAGAGCGTATGTCAGGGCGTTTGTGCATCAGGCCAAGCCGTTTTACTTCGGAGACAACGACACGGGCTGGACGGCAGATTTTGATTACCTGCTGAGGGAAGATTCGTTAACGGGAGTTCGGGAAGGGAAGTTTGCAGACAGGGGGATTGCATGAGACAGGATATCGAAGCGAGCGTTATCGGTGGCCTGCTGATTGGTGGATTAACACCGACTGCCAGTGACGTTCTGGCAACGCTTGAGCCGGAAGCGTTTTCAATTCCGCTCTACCGGAAAGCCTTCGAGGTTATCCGCAAGCAGGCGAGAAACAGAAACCTAATCGACGCGCTGATGGTTGCCGAGGCGTGCGGAGAGGAGCATTTCACGTCAATCCTGATGACCAGCAAAAACTGCCCGAGTGCCGCAAACCTGAAGGGATATGCCGGAATGGTCGCGGATAACTATCACCGCCGTCTGGTGCTGGAAATCATGGATGAAATGCGTGAACCAATTCGGAGCGGAACCATCGACGCATCGAGTCAGGCGATGGATGAGCTTGTAAAGCGTCTCTCAGCCATCAGAAAGCCCCGTGACGAGGTTAAACCGGTGCGGTTAGGGGAAATCATCACTGACTACACTGACACGCTTGACAGGCGTCTGAGGAACGGAGAAGAGTCAGATACCCTGAAGACCGGAATCGAAGAACTTGACGCCATCACCGGAGGGATGAACGCAGAAGACCTGGTGATAATCGCTGCTCGTCCTGGTATGGGGAAAGCAATGGCGCTAAGCGAAGGGATTTTACTTGCAGATGGCACCTGGACTACTCACGGAGAAGTCAAAATTGGCGATCGCATCGCGTCAATAGACGGGCTTCCTTCGGAGGTAATTGGCGTCTTCCCACAAGGGAAGAAATTCACATATTTAGTCACCTTTGAAGACGGACGTAGCGTGAAATGTGCCGACAACCACTTATGGGAAATTTCATCATCAAGATTTACTGGTAAACGCGTTGTTGATACTGATGCGCTGGCTGGGATGCTACAAAAAACACGTTATCAGGGAAGAATAAGAGTGCCATCCTTGACCGGAGACTTTGGTAAAAATATTCCCCTTGATGGTTGGGTTATTGGGGCTCTACTTGGTGACGGTTCGTTGATAAAAGGCATCAAATTCACCAACTCGGAAGAATATGTCCTGAGCCGCATGAGTGATGCAATTGCACCATTGCGACTGGTTAAGGTAGGAGAGAATGATTATTTGATAAGCAACCAAAAAGGCCAGAAGAACCCACTATTGGACAAACTACGTGGCATTGGGGTGATCGGGAAAGGTGCGTCCGAGAAGGAAATCCCAGCAGAAATTTTTAGTGCTAGCAAAGAAATACGTACCGGTGTTTTAACTGGCCTTCTCGAGACAGATGGCTGGGTTGAGAAGTCCGGATGCATCCGCTTTAGTTCATCCAGTCAGAAATTAGCTAAAGGATTAGTAAGGCTTGTTAGATCTTTAGGTGGAACCGCCAAAGAATCCAGCAGGACGGGAATAGTTTACACGTACAAAGGAGAGAAGCACGACGGACTTGATGCACACATGGTCAGCATGAAGTTGCCATCATCTTTGATAGAGCAAATTCACTCACCACGTTTACGCAAAAATCTCGGGATTAACAGGCTTGGCGACCTTGGTGTGGGTATCAAATCGGTTGAAGTTGTTGAGCCAGAAGAGTGTCTCTGCATCATGGTAAGCCATCCTAGCCATCTCTATGTGACAACGGATTACATCGTTACGCACAATACGGAACTGGCGCTGAAGATTGCCGAAGGAGTTGCAAGCCGCGTTATTCCTGGTTCTGACGTCCGGCGCGGAGTGTTGATTTTCTCGATGGAAATGAGCGCATTGCAGATTGCAGAGCGAAGCATTGCCAACGCCGGGAGGATGTCGGTTAGCGTGCTGCGAAATCCTGCATCGATGGATGACGAAGGCTGGGCGCGCGTTGCTAACGGCATGAGTCAGCTTGCAGATTTGGATGTATGGGTAGTCGATGCCTCGCGGTTATCGGTCGAAGAAATACGCTCAATCGCAGAACGGCACAAACAGGAAAATCCAAACCTGTCACTCATCATGGCGGATTATCTTGGTCTGATTGAGAAGCCGAAAGCAGATCGCAACGACCTCGCAATTGCTCACATCTCCGGAAGCCTGAAGGCGATGGCGAAAGACCTGAAAACGCCTGTTATCTCCCTGAGTCAGCTTTCACGCGATGTTGAGAAGCGACCAAACAAACGCCCGACAAACGCAGATTTACGTGATTCAGGAAGCATTGAGCAGGACGCAGACTCAATCATCATGCTCTATCGGGAAGCGGTATATGACGAGAACAGTAGCGCCGCGCCATTTGCTGAAATCATTGTGACGAAAAACCGTTTTGGCTCGCTTGGTACGGTTTACCAGCGGTTCTGCAACGGACACTTTGTTGCATGTGATCAGGATGAAGCCAGACAGATTTGCACAGCATCAAATGCGCCTGCTGCGCGTGGCAGACGATATGCACAAGGGGCTGACGTATGAATAAAAAACAATTAGCCATTCTCGAAAAGGCATGGGATGCACAAATATCATGCGCTTTGAAAGAACAGGCACTACCAATAATCCAGACCAAATCGAAAATAGCCAGGCAGTTATGCGATGACGGATTCCTGAACGAAGTTGAGATTATGCACCAGATGGTAACGTTCAAAGGGTATGAGATAAATCATCATGGTATAGCGGCGTATTGCTCCCATCTTCCTGATGACGTTGACATTGATGAAATGGAAAGGGAGATGAAGCAATGACCATCTACATCACTGAGCTAATAACAGGCCTGCTGGTAATCGCAGGCCTTTTTATTTGGGGGAGAGGGAAGTCATGAAAAAAATAACCTTTGAAATTCGATCTCCAGCACATCAGCAAAACGCTATTCACGCAGTACAGCAAATCCTTCCAGACCCAACCAAACCAATCGTAGTAACCATTCAGGAACGCAACCGCAGCTTAGACCAGAATCGAAAGCTTTGGGCTTGCCTTGGCGACGTCTCTCGTCAGGTTGAATGGCATGGTCGCTGGCTGGATGCAGAAAGCTGGAAGTGTGTGTTTACCGCAGCATTAAAGCAGCAGGACGTTGTTCCTAACCTTGCCGGGAATGGCTTTGTGGTAATAGGCCAGTCAACCAGCAGGATGCGTGTAAGCGAATTTGCGGAGTTATTAGAGCTTATACAGGCATTCGGTACAGAGCGTGGCGTTAAGTGGTCAGACGAAGCGCGACTGGCTCTGGAGTGGAAAGCGAGATGGGGAGACAGGGCTGCATGATAAATGTCGTTAGTTTCTCCGGTGGCAGGACGTCAGCATATTTGCTCTGGCTAATGGAGCAAAAGCGACGGGCAGGTAAAGACGTGCATTACGTTTTCATGGATACAGGTTGTGAACATCCAATGACATATCGGTTTGTCAGGGAAGTTGTGAAGTTCTGGGATATACCGCTCACCGTATTGCAGGTTGATATCAACCCGGAGCTTGGACAGCCAAATGGTTATACGGTATGGGAACCAAAGGATATTCAGACGCGAATGCCTGTTCTGAAGCCATTTATCGATATGGTAAAGAAATATGGCACTCCATACGTCGGCGGCGCGTTCTGCACTGATAGATTAAAACTCGTTCCCTTCACCAAATACTGTGATGACCATTTCGGGCGAGGGAATTACACCACGTGGATTGGCATCAGAGCTGATGAACCGAAGCGGCTAAAGCCAAAGCCTGGAATCAGATATCTTGCTGAACTGTCAGACTTTGAGAAGGAAGATATCCTCGCATGGTGGAAGCAACAACCATTCGATTTGCAAATACCGGAACATCTCGGTAACTGCATATTCTGCATTAAAAAATCAACGCAAAAAATCGGACTTGCCTGCAAAGATGAGGAGGGATTGCAGCGTGTTTTTAATGAGGTCATCACGGGATCCCATGTGCGTGACGGACATCGGGAAACGCCAAAGGAGATTATGTACCGAGGAAGAATGTCGCTGGACGGTATCGCGAAAATGTATTCAGAAAATGATTATCAAGCCCTGTATCAGGACATGGTACGAGCTAAAAGATTCGATACCGGCTCTTGTTCTGAGTCATGCGAAATATTTGGAGGGCAGCTTGATTTCGACTTCGGGAGGGAAGCTGCATGATGCGATGTTATCGGTGCGGTGAATGCAAAGAATATAACCGCTTCCGACCAAATCAACCTTACTGGAATCGATGGTGTCTCCGGTGTGAAAGAACACCAACAGGGGTGTTACCACTACCGCAGGAAAAGGAGGACGTGTGGCGAGACAGCGACGAAGTATCACCGACATAATCTGCGAAAACTGCAAATACCTTCCAACGAAACGCTCCAGAAATAAACGCAAGCCAATCCCAAAAGAATCTGACGTAAAAACCTTCAACTACACGGCTCACCTGTGGGATATCCGGTGGCTTAGAGAACGTGCGAGGAAAACAAGGTGATTGACCAAAATCGAAGTTACGAACAAGGAAGTGTCGAGCGGGCTTTAACGTGCGCTAACTGCGGTCAGAAGCTGCATATGCTGGAAGTTCACGTGTGTGAGCACTGCTGCGCAGAACTGATGAGCGATCCGAATAGCTCAATGTACGAGGAAGAAGACGATGAATGAGTTAATAAATGGCAATGCCATCAAAATGACAAGCATTGAAATCGCTGAGTTGGTGGGTAAGCGTCATGACAATGTGAAACGTACCATCGAAACGCTGGCTAAAAATGGTGTTATCCGGCTTCCTCAAATTGAGGTTTCCGAAAGAATCAATAACTTAGGGTTCAATGTTCAGTACGAGCATTACGTCTTCGAGGGCGAACAAGGTAAGCGAGACAGTATTGTCGTTGTTGCCCAGTTGTCGCCAGAGTTCACCGCTCGCCTTGTTGACCGTTGGCGAGAGCTTGAAGAAGCTGCGGTTAATATCCCCAAAACGCTACCGGAAGCGTTGCGCCTTGCTGCTGATCTTGCTGAGCAGAAAATGCAGCTGGAAAACCAGCTCGCAATTGCCGCACCTAAAGTTGAGTTTGCCGATCGCGTTGGCGAGGCCAGCGGAATTTTGATTGGAAACTTTGCAAAGGTTGTTGGAATTGGTCCAAACAAACTGTTTGCGTGGATGCGCGATCACAAAATCCTTATTGCTTCAGGTTCCCGGCGCAATGTGCCAATGCAGGAATATATGGATCGCGGCTATTTCACAGTGAAAGAAACAGCGGTCAACACAAATCACGGAATACAGATATCGTTCACTACAAAAATCACCGGACGTGGCCAACAGTGGCTGACCAGAAAGCTGCTCGATAACGGAATGCTGAAAGTAACCGGGGAGGCTGCTTAATGGCTAACCTACGCAAAGAAGCACGCGGCAGAGAATGCCAGGTACGTATTTACGGCGTATGCAATGGCAACCCTGAAACTACAGTTCTGGCACATTACCGGATGGCTGGAATTTGCGGAACGGGAATGAAGCCTGACGACCTGATCGGCGCATGGGCTTGTAGTGACTGCCACGCGGAGATCGACCGACGCACCCATAACCTCGACAACAAAGACGCCAGACTTTACCACCTCGAAGGCGTGATCAGGACGCAGGCGATACTGCTGAAGGAGGGGAAGATTAAGCCATGAACGAATATCAGTTTGTGCTTCCATACCCACCGTCGCTGAATACCTACTGGCGAAGACGGGGAAGCCAATACTACATCAGCGATAAAGGCCAGAAATACCGAAAAGACGTTCAGCAAATCATCCGCCAACTTAAGTTAGACATTTTCACCAAATCACGACTCCGCATCAAAGTCATCGCAGACGTTCCAGACTCCCGCCGCCGCGACCTCGACAACATCCTGAAAGGTTTACTCGACTCCCTTATCCACGCCGGATTTGCGGAAGACGACGAGCAATTCGATGACATTCGCGTAATTCGTGGTGTGAAAGTACCAGGCGGACGGCTTGGAATAAAAATCACCGAACTGGAGAACGTATGAACGCCACAATTCAAACGATACCAGAGCTTCTTATCCAGACACGAGGCAATCAGACCGAAGTGGCTAGGATGCTTTCCTGCGCAAGAGGAACAGTGCTTAAGTACAACCGAGACAGCAAAGGTGAGCGTCACATAATAGTTAACGGCGTCCTGATGGTCAAACAGGGCAAAAGGGGAAGGCCATGAGACTCGAAAGCGTAGCTAAATTTCATTCGCCAAAAAGCCCGATGATGAGCGACTCACCACGGGCCACGGCTTCTGACTCTCTTTCCGGTACTGATGTGATGGCTGCTATGGGGATGGCGCAATCACAAGCCGGATTCGGTATGGCTGCATTCTGCGGTAAGCATGAACTCAGCCAGAACGACAAACAAAAGGCTATCAACTATCTGATGCAATTTGCACACAAGGTATCGGGGAAATACCGTGGTGTGGCAAAGCTTGAAGGAAATACTAAGGCAAAGGTACTGCAAGTGCTCGCAACATTCGCTTATGCGGATTATTGCCGTAGTGCCGCGACGCCGGGCGCAAGATGCAGAGATTGCCACGGTACAGGCCGTGCGGTTGATATAGCAAAAACAGAGCAGTGGGGGAGAGTTGTTGAGAAAGAATGCGGAAGATGCAAAGGTGTCGGCTATTCAAGGATGCCAGCAAGCGCAGCATATCGCGCTGTGACGATGCTAATCCCAAACCTTACCCAACCCACCTGGTCACGCACTGTTAAGCCGCTGTATGACGCTCTGGTGGTGCAATGCCACAAGGAAGAGTCAATCGCAGACAACATTTTGAACGCGGTCACACGTTAGCAGCATGATTGCCACGGATGGCAACATATTAACGGCATAATATTGACTTTTTGAATAAAGTTGGGTAAATTTGACTCAACGATGGATAAATGCACTCGTTAAATAAAGCCCTGAGTTAATAGCTCGGGGCTTTTTGCGTTTTAATCACGACCTTTCTGAAAGCACATCAAACCAAATACCAGACAGACAAAAATAATCACCTTATCCGCTGTGGCTACGGTGCGGTGTGCTTTGCATAAAAGAAAACCAGCGCAATGGCTGGCTTCGTGAAAGTGGGTGGCAAGAAGTTGTTGTCGATTAAAAATAAATACAAGGAGTAGCTTATGCTAAGCGAAACAGCGAAAGATATCGCAGGATATGAAGGTAAATACTCCGTAACTACTGATGGCCGCGTTTATTCTCATTCGAGAGTTGATGCTCGTGGAAGGTTACAGAAGGGCAGATGGCTTAAGCCTGTTAATCATAGTGATGGTTACTTGTATGTAAATCTCCGCGACAAAGGAGCACTTAAAAAACATTACATTCACAGGTTAGTGGCGGCTGCATTCATTGATAATCCAAACTCGCTTCCGCAGGTAAACCACATAAATGGAATCAAGTCTGACAACAGAGTAGATAATCTTGAGTGGGTTACTGGCTGCCAGAATATGGTCCATGCAAGCAAGTCAGGATTGCTAAACCCAATCAGTGGTGAGCGTCACTATTGTGCAAAACTCACTACTGAGCAAGTGAAAGAAATACGTGCGTGCAAATCAATGTCACAGCGTGAAATGGCGAGAATGTACGGCGTATCAAAAGCAACAATTGCAGGAATTCTTAACTATAAGACATGGGTTATTTATTAACTAATTAATTAAGAGCTCCCATTACAGGATGCATTTATGAGTGCATCCATTAATGGTCGTTAAATGCGATTGATATGGATACTGCGCAAACAGTATCCCTAATGGTCTCCTCGCGAAAACTGTGACGAGCAAACAGCGTTACCGCAAAATGTAGCCTGGATTTGTTCTATCAGTAATCGACCTTATTCCTAATTAAATAGAGCAAATCCCCTTATTGGGGGTAAGACATGAAGATGCCAGAAAAACATGACCTGTTAGCCGCCATTCTCGCGGCAAAGGAACAAGGCATCGGGGCAATCCTTGCGTTTGCAATGGCGTACCTTCGCGGCAGATATAATGGCGGTGCGTTTACAAAAACAGTAATCGACGCAACGATGTGCGCCATTATCGCCTGGTTCATTCGTGACCTTCTCGACTTCGCCGGACTAAGTAGCAATCTCGCTTATATAACGAGCGTGTTCATCGGCTACATCGGTACTGACTCGATTGGTTCGCTTATCAAACGCTTCGCTGCTAAAAAAGCCGGAGTAGAAGATGGTGGAAATCAATAATCAACGTAAGGCGTTCCTCGATATGCTGGCGTGGTCAGAGGGAACTGATAACGGACGTCAGAAAACCAGAAATCATGGTTATGACGTCATTGTTGGCGGAGAGCTATTCACTGATTACTCCGATCACCCTCGCAAACTTGTCACGCTAAACCCCAAACTCAAATCAACAGCAGCCGGTCGCTATCAGCTTCTTTCCCGTTGGTGGGATGCCTATCGTAAGCAGCTTGGTCTGAAAGACTTCTCTCCCAAAAGCCAGGACGCTGTTGCGCTGCAGCAGATTAAGGAACGTGGCGCTTTGCCGATGATTGATCGCGGTGATATTCGTCAGGCTATTGATCGTTGCAGCAATATCTGGGCTTCTTTGCCGGGTGCTGGTTACGGTCAGTTCGAGCATAAGGTTGACAGCCTGATTGCAAAATTCAAAGAAGCTGGCGGAACGGTCAGAGAGATTGAGGTATGAGCAGAGTCACCGCGATTATCTCCGCTCTGGTTATCTGCATCATCGTCAGCCTGTCATGGGCTGTTAATCATTACCGTGATAACGCCATCGCCTACAAAGATCAGCGTGATAAGGCCGCATCTATCATCGCTGACATGCAGAAGCGTCAACGTGATGTAGCAGAACTCGACGCCAGATACACAAAGGAGCTTGCTGATGCTAACGCGACTATCGAAAGTCTCCGTGCTGATGTTTCTGCTGGGCGTAAGCGCCTGCAAGTCGCCGCCACCTGTGCAAAGTCAACGACCGGAGCCAGCGGCATGGGCGATGGAGAAAGCCCAGGACTTACAGCAGATGCTGAACTCAATTATTACCGTCTCCGAAGTGGAATCGACAGGATAACCGCGCAGGTTAACTACCTGCAGGAGTACATCAGGACTCAGTGCCTGAAATAATTTTTTTGCAAATCACAAAGTCCATTTAATGAGCCTCGCGGTGCGGGGCTTTTTTATATCTGAATTTCACAGCGCATCTCACGCGCATATTAACGAGAGCCTTTCAGTAAGCGAGCCTGAGAAATGCCGTTATAGGTGGCGACCTCTCTCGGGCGGCTTTTCTGTGAGACAGGCTCACTTTCTAAAAGGTAAAGACGCTATGAACCAATTAGAAGAAAAGCTTCAAAGAATGATTTCCTTATACAAGGAAGATAACTGCCAAAAAGTTCCTGAAAACATCGCAGAGTTAATGGAATTGGCAAGTGAATTTTCTGGCATGCTTAAGTCGTCAGGTGTTCGGTCAGCGTTCTTTGTTGAAATGCTGATGCACGGCGGACTTATGGCAACAATGAGACGTGTAATGGAAGACCAGAGAAAAGAACCTCCTCAGGTATACGTTTTGTCATCGAAGAAAACTGGGCTAACCAAAATTGGGTATTCATCCAACATTCCACAACGCATCAAATCGCTTGGCAACTCTGGACCAGACTGTTTGAAGCTTGAGTGCCTGATCCCTGGTGGAAGAGAAGCTGAAAACATGCTTCATCGCAAATTTGCCGCAAAGAGAAAGCACGGTGAATGGTTCGCCCTGTCCAAGGATGACATTGAGGGGTTGAAATCTGTAGCGCTTACTTCTGATGGCTATTAATGCTTGTTTAGAGCAATTTTCATAACAGCTCTTCATTACAAAGCCCATCTACGGGTGGGCTTGATAATGAAACCGGAATTTATTCTGGGCAACCAGTTACGGCAGTACAGCGAAACAACCCAAGCCAGAAAGTGGGGAAATAACACTGGCAGCCACTGAAAGATGAACCTCCTGCCTGATGGCAAAAAAGATTCTTTGTGGTGGCGGACTGATGGAAAGACATCCTAATCAAGCAACCACTCTACAGGGTCATAATTATGAACGACCAGCAAATCGAAAAAGAAATCGTTGAGAAAGGCAAAACGGCGCCGCGCGTTACGCCTCAATATATCGAAAGCATCATTCTTGAAGAGCATTTCTTTACTGCTTATGACGGCATTCGTGCTGCCAATATGGGCGTTGGCGATTCATGGACAGCGCATAAATCTACAGACCTCCTGACTTTCTGCGTACTGGTGCTGAAGAATGGCTTCACCGTCACCGGAGAGAGTGCCTGTGCAAGCCCGGAAAACTTTGATGCAGAAATCGGTCGGAAGATTGCCCGGCAAAATGCTGTAAACAAAATCTGGATGCTCGAAGGTTACTTGCTGAAGCAGAAGCTAAGCGAACAGTAGTTATTACAAAAGCCATTCCCTACAGAGTGGCTTTGATAATGGCTTATACCCTACACGGGATAACTTAACTGATATCCCTTTTAACGGATAAACGGAGCACAAATAATGGCAAAGCTCACCGACAAACAAGAGCTGTTTGCCCATCCGGATGATGTGTATGTCGGAGAGTGTGTGATTTATACCGGCTACATAAATAAGCGAGGGTATGGGCAGAAGCACATTTCACGAAAGCCGCACTACGCACATCGAATCGCATACTGCGAAGCTAACGGAATTTCGCTAGATAGCATCAAGGACCTTGTTGTTAGGCATAAATGCGATAATCCATCATGCGTGAATCCTGACCATCTGATTATAGGTACTGTCGCTGACAATAATCGTGACAGGTCAAGGCGAGGCAGAAACTCATACCCTGACCGTTCAGGTGAAAAGAACGGAATGGCGAAATTAAAAGAGTGCGATGTCATCTGCATTCGCCGCGAGTATGTGCGCGGGAGTGTAGGTAATGGGCTTAGGTCTTTAGCAAAGAGATATGGCGTATCCACTACCATGATTGCTGACATCGTTAATCATAGAAATTGGAGCAATGTTTCGGAGGTGTGATTTGAAACAGCTCACACCTAAGCAGGAACTGTTCTGCAGGGAATATTTAAAAGATTTAAACGCCACTCAGGCAGCTATCAGGGCGGGTTACAGCGAGAAAACTGCTCGCGCCACTGGTAGCGAGAACCTGTCAAAACCTGACATAGCAGATCGCATTGCTGAGCTAAAGGCTGAACGCAATGAAGAGGTAGGTATAGACGCTGCCTATGTATTGCGACGGCTGACTGAAATCGATCAGATGGACGTGCTTGACATTCTGCTTGCCAATGGCGAACTGAAGCCGATTAAAGACTGGCCTAAGGTATGGCGCACAACGCTATCAGGAATGGATGTCGTGGAGATGGTATCCGCAGATAGCGCCGCACTTCTGAAGAAAATCAAATGGCCTGATAAGGTTAAAAACCTCGAACTTCTTGGCAAGCATGTTTCTGTTCAGGCGTTTAAAGAGCAAACATCTACAGAAATAACTGGCGTTGATGGCGGTCCTGTTCGTTATGCCGATATGTCAGAAGAGTTACTTGAAGAGAAACTGAAGGAGCTTGGTAATGGCAGGCGCTCCAATCAGCTTGAATCGAAACGCTCAGATTTATGAGTTGCACAAAGAGCTAGCTATCCGCTCAGCAAGAAAAAACCTTCTCGATTTCACTTTGTACACTAACCCCCAATATGAAACAGGCTGGTTTAACGAGCTGCTTTGTGCTGAGCTGGATTACTTTCTGGATGAAGTTAAAGCCGGAAACATGCCCAGGCTAATGGTGTTTGCCCCTCCGCGCTCAGGAAAGAGTGAGTTGTGCTCTCGCCGCTTCCCAGCGTATGTGTTAGGGCAGCATCCATCATGGAACATTATCTCGTGCTCATATTCTTCTGACCTGTCAGACCGAATGAGCCGTGACGTTAAACGCATTATCACCTCTGACAAGTACGCTGATGTTTTCCCTGACGTGAAAATACCTTCAGGACGCAGTTTGGCGGGAGGCATCAACAAAACCGAGCTATGGGAACCAGTTGATGCCAAGGGCGAACTACACGGCGGCTCATATCGTTCTGCTGGCGTTAACGGTGGTATCACCGGTCAGGGTATGAATATTGGGGTTATTGATGACCCCGCGAAAGATTACAAAACCGCATCGTCTCCAACTTACCAGGAAGCGGTGATGGACTGGTATGACACGACATTCTTCACGCGTGTTGACCCGAAGATAAACGGAATTGTCATCATCCTGACACGCTGGCATCAAAACGATCTCGCCGGACAGTTATTAAAACTAGCTGAAGAGGGCGGGGAACGCTGGCGCGTAGTTAGCTTCCCAATGGAGGCTGAAAAGGAAGAGATTCATGAACTCAACGGTAATGTGTATCGACTGCGCAATCCCGGTGAAATTCTGTTTCCTGAGCGCATGCCGAGAGAGTTCGTAGAGAAGTGCAAACAGCGCGGTTCTCTTGTATGGAATGCCCTTTATCAGCAACGACCAACCGCCAAAGGCGGGGGGCTTATTAAGTCTGAATGGTTTGGTGAATATTCGGTACTCCCTCCCATGCAATGGCGTGCCGTCTATGGAGACACCGCACAGAAAACAAAAGAGGTCAACGACTTCTCAGTATTCGAGCACTGGGGGCTTGGTACTGACGGGTACATCTATCTGATCGATATGATTCGCGGTAAATGGGAGGCCGATGAATTACAACGCCGTGCTGTTGCATTCTGGGAAAAGTGCAAAACTCTGAAGAATGGGCCGCTTCGCCACATGGCGATAGAGGACAAGTCATCTGGCACAGGCCTGATACAGAACATCCGAAAAAAAGCGATATGCCCCATCAAAGCAATTCAGCGCGATAAGGATAAGTATACGCGACTGATGGACGTACAGGGTTATATCGAGTCCGGTTACATCAAGTTGCCCAGCAGCGCACCATTCATCAACGACTTCCTCGTTGAGATGGAAGCCATTAATCCTGATTTCAATACGCACGACGACCAGCTTGATCCGATGATGGATGCCATCGATGAGATGAAAAATGGCAATGGTCCGTTACGTATATCTGAAGACCTTTTGAGGCTCGCATAGTGTTTAATTTTTTGAGAAAGAAAAAATCTGAGCCTCAGAAAGAAGAGGCGAAACAGCCAATGTCTCTGGCGAATGTTCTTGCGATTATTAACGAACATGAGCGAATTAAAAATGAAGGCGAGGCATTGCGTAGAATTGAGAGATACGTACCCCCGCCAGGCGTTATTCCTGAACATATTGGGGAGTCAGCTCTGGCGATGGACTCCACGCCGTACAGTTACCTTAACTCAGCAAACATCACTTCATATGGCTACGGTGGATTTCCTGGCTACCCATATCTGTCTCAACTTGCTCAGTTGCCGGAGTATCGCAAGATTACTGGCACGATAGCAGAAGAGATGACGCGAAAATGGATTGAGCTGAAGCATGTAGGTAAAGACGATGGTGACGACAAGGCCGATAAGATTCGTCAGCTTGACGACGCATTAAAGCGTTTCAGAGTGCGAGAGAAGTTTCGCGAGGCGGCGGAACATGATGGTTACTTCGGGCGCGGACAGATTTATATCGACGTGAAGACGCCAAGCGGTAACTCAGCCTGGCTGGTTCCCGACGAACTGGATAAGAAGCTCTATATCAGCCCGCGCAAGATTACCAAAGGAAGCCTGAATGGTTTCCGTGTTATCGAGGCCATGTGGACATACCCTGGTGTGTATAACGCTGATAACCCTCTAAGCCCTGACTTCTTCAATCCATCTGAATGGTATGTCATGGGGCGCACGGTTCACGCCAGTCGCATGTTGACAATGATTTCTCGCCAGGTGCCAGACATTCTCAAAGCGGCGTACAACTTCGGCGGCTTGTCGCTGAGTCAGATGGCAGAGCCATATGTGCAAAACTGGCTGAGAACACGTGACAGCGTTAGCGATCTGGTTCATTCGTTTGTGGTCTACGGGCTGAAGACGAACATGCAGAATGCCTTGTCTGGAATTGCAGACTCAAACCTGTTTATGCGTGCCGAGCTCTTCAATAAGGTTCGCGACAATCGCGGAATGTTCCTTATTGATAAGGATGCGGAAGAATTCTTCCAGTTTGTGACAAGTCTGTCCGGAGTCGATGCTCTTCAGGCGCAAGCACAGGAACAAATGGCATCGGTATCAAGCATTCCCCTGGTTAAGCTCCTTGGCATCACTCCTAACGGGCTAAACGCGTCATCTGATGGAGAAATCCGCGTCTTCTATGACTCAATCCACGCCATGCAGGAGAATCTGTTCAGAGTACCACTGAAAACAGTACTGGATGTTATCCAGTTAAACGAATTTGGCGAGATTGACCCTGACATTGATTTTGAATTCCTGCCGCTGTACGAGCTTACAGAAGCAGAGAAAGCCGAGATCATGAAACATCAGTCTGAGGCTGATAAGAACTATGCCGAAGCTGGCGTGTTCGACCTTGATGCAATAAGAAGCATGCGCCAGTCGGATAAGGCCAGCCCATACCACATGATGGAATCTGAATATGACGAAGAAGAGCACGAAAACGAGTCCGTCGAAGAAGGATTCGAAGACCCGGAAAACCCTTCGTCCAGTCAGAGCTAATGCCGGAGTTCATGAGTGGTATCGCTCTGAGCTTCTCAAACTGGTTAGGGAGATGGATAAGTCATACCGATACTGGCTTGAGGGCGCATACAAAAACAACATGGCGATGGATTCCAGTCCCGCGAATGAGTTAAAGCGCAGATTGTCCAGACTAGGCAAGCAGTGGGAGCATAAATTCAATGAACTGGCTAAGAAACTGGCTGATCGCTTTGTTGATAAGACACTGCGCAACACCGACGTTTCGTTACACTCAGCGTTAAAGGCTGGCGGATTTACCGTTAAGTTCACAATGAATGACGAGCTTAAGAACGTGATGCAGGCTGTCGTTAACGAGAACGTCAACCTGATTAAATCCATACCTGAACACTATCACACACAGGTTGAGACGATAGTCATGCAGTCTGTCAGCCGTGGTCGTGACCTTGGCTATCTCACTGATGAACTGGTTAAGCGATATGGCATTACACGCAGACGCGCTGAGACGATTGCACGCGATCAGAACAACAAAGCTACAGCGGTAATTCAGTCTGAACGGCAGAAGAAGTTAGGAATCACCAAAGGAATCTGGCGTCACTCACACGCCGGGAAGCAGCCAAGGCCATCCCATGTGAAAGCTGACGGTAAAGAGTTCGACCTCGATAAAGGGCTGTATCTCGATGGTGAATGGGTGCTGCCGGGAGAGGCTATCAACTGCCGTTGTACGTGGTCTCCTGTTATCCCTGGGATAGATAGAAAATGATTGAGGTTTTATGGTCTCTGGGCTTAGTGTTGATTTTTGGTTGTTTAATGATTGCACTACTGAAAATAGCTATGCCCAAGAGGAAATAATGGCCGCTACTGCGGCTTTTTTATTGCCTGCCGAAAGGTAAAAGCATGCCATTACGCAAAGTTAAAGGCGACTGGCAATGGGGATATCACGGATTGGCATTCGACAAGGCAACGGTGCGCTCCTTTGATAAGGATGGGCGTTTGCATATCGAAGTGACGCCAATCAGTAAGGCTAACGTTTGCCCTTATTATGGACGTGAAATTCCTAATTACAGATCGCTAGGTTTACAGCCTGACAAAGTTTACTACCTGCTTCGCGACCCGAAAGAGTTAGCCAAAGCAGCATCTACATTCAACAACATCCCGCTCCTTAACGAACACATTCCGGTTACTGCTTCAGACCCTCATAAAATGGCTGTGGTTGGTTCTACTGGTACTGATGCTGAGTTTGACGGGACTTATCTCAAGAATTCTCTTGTTGTCTGGGACGCAGATTCTATCGCTGGAATCGAGACAGACGAGAGGAAAGAACTTTCGTCGGCCTACAGATATGTAGCTGACATGACCCCCGGCGTGCATGAAGGACAGCCATACGATGGTGTAATGCGCGATATCGTCGGGAACCACGTTGCTCTCGTAACAGAGGGAAGAGCCGGATCCGACGTTGTTGTCGGGGATTCAATACCAACAGGAATGAAATCAATGTCAGAACTTACTAAAAAGTTGATGGCAGTTATCACGCCGATGCTGGCCAGTGATGAGAAGCCAGAAGAAGTGGAAAAGAAAGTGCAAAAGGTTGTTGAAGACGAAGCCACTCAGGCTGAGAGAGATAATGAGTCAGAAGCAGAGCGTCTGAAACGTGAAGAGGATGAACTAAAAGAGCGTGAAGAACGTGAGCGAAAGGATCGCGATCGTGACCGCAAAGAAGCGGAAGACGAAGATGATGACGGCAAGGATAAAAAGACTGCCGAGGATGAAGACGATGATGAGAATAAAGCAGCTATGGATGCCGCATTGATTCGAAAAGCTGAAGAGAATGTGATGGTGCGTATCCGTCAAGCCAATGAGGCTCGAGAGTGTGTTCGTGCTTTGGTTGGTGATGTGAGTCTGGTCGCTATGGATTCCGCAGAGTCTATTTATCGCTTTGCTCTTGATTCAATCGGTGCAGAACATAAAGGCGTTCATCCTTCAGCACTTAAATCGATGGTTGAATTTGCTATCAGCCAGAAATCGGTAGTTCGCAAACCATCTCATGGTATGGGTATGGATGCTGCCGCAACCAATTCTTTCGCCAAGGCATTTCCTGGCGCAACTAAACTGAAACGGAGCTAAGAAATGAGTGGCTTTCAAAGTGTAATTAATCAGCAACAGGCACCGGGAGTTGAAGGAGATTTCGCTTCGGCTAACCCTAAAGCAAGTCTTCTTGCAGGTGAGGGCGCTCTTGTTGCCGGTGCAAATGGGGTTGTTGTGGGTCGCTTTGCATGGGTAAGCAATGGTGTTGTCAATAACACTGGAACCGGTGCTCCTGCCGGTTTCGTTCATCGGGAAGGGCAGGCGTCTGTCACCACATGGCTTGGTGAATCATCTATGACTATTCAGCCTGGAGTTCAGATGACATTGATGACTGCTGGTGACTACTGGGTGAAAACTGCCGGTGCGGCAACTGTAGGGCAGAAGATTTTCGCCAAACTGTCAGATGGAACCATTACCGCTGGCGATGCCGGGGCGTCAATTTCGGATTACGTTGAAACAAAATTTGTTGTTGGCAGTGCTGGCGAGGCTGGCGAATTGATTCAGATGGGCACCTGGAGCTAATACATGAATAACGCAGAATTTTTACAACATAAAGCTATGGCTGAGCGAGATTACGGTGTAATCCTTCCGGAAGCCAAAGCCTATCTGACGGATGCTGTTGCTAATAGCTATTCCTATGCAATGGACTCTCAGCCTTCACTGGTAACAACCAGCAACTCTGGCATTCCATGGTACTTCACTAATTACGTTGACCCGGAACTGATTCGCATCCTTGTCACTCCGATGAAAGCGGTGGAAATTCTGGGGGAAACGAAAAAGGGAGACTGGACCACCATGACCGCACAATTCCCGGTTGTGGAATCAACGGGTCAGGTTTCCAGTTATGGTGACTACAACAATAATGGGCAGGTAAATGCTAACGTCAACTGGGTTGCTCGTGAGTCCTATCTGTACCAGACCATTACTCAGTGGGGTGAGCTGGAACTTGACCGTTACGGTGAAGGACGCATTGCATGGGCTCAACAACTGAATACTGCTTCTGCGCTGACCCTTAATAAGTTTCAGAACAAGTCCTACTTCTTCGGCGTTGCTGGCCTGAAGAACTACGGCATTCTGAATGACCCTAACCTTCCGGCGTCAATCACCCCGGGTGCAACTGGTGCGAGTGGCGGAACCACATGGGCAACCAAAGACGGTCAGACGGTGTATGACGATATCCAGGCGCTTTACATGCAGTTAGTGAAGCAGACCAAGGGGTACGTTGAGCGGGACAGCAAGATGACGCTGGCGATGTCTCCAGAGTCAGAAGCAAATCTGACCAAGACCAACATGTACAACGTCAACGTGTCTGATCAGCTGAAGAAAAACTTCCCGAACCTGCGTGTTGTCACTGCTGTTGAGTACAAAACCGAATCCGGCGAACTGGTTCAGTTGATTGCCGACGATCTTGATGGTCAGGACACCGGCTACTGCGCATTTACCGAAAAAATGCGTGCACATCCGGTTGTGGTTGATCTGTCCGCGTATAAACAAAAGAAAACAGGCGGCACCTGGGGCGCAATCATTCGCCAGCCGCTAGCATTTGCAAGCATGTTGGGGGTTTAATTCATGGCAGAAATGGTAAGCGTTGGCTGCAAATTGCCAAATGGCCTTCAGGTCACGCTGGATGGAAAAACGGTAATTCTTAACGGGGCGGCAACAACTGCCCTCCGTGGTCTTGATGGTGCAATTCCTGAGGGGGCTTTCGGAGTTACCATGGTCGAGAAAGACTTCATGGATAAGTTCATCGAGACCTATAAGGATGCCGCGTATATTCAGAACAATGCAATCTTCATTCAGAAAGATATTCGCAGTCTGAATGCGCAGGGTAAAGATCTGAAAGAATCAAAAACTGGCCTCGAAGGTCTTGACCCGGAAAATCCGGCTCCGGGCGTAAAAAAGGCTGACGAAAAATAGCGGGAGCAGCAAATGGGCGTCGTAATATTTGACCCCTCCGCATTTAAGCTACGCTATCCTGAATTCTCATCTGTCGACGACGCACTTCTTCAGCAGTATTTCACGCAAGCAACCATTTATCTCGATAACACAGACTCAAGTCGTGTGTCGGATTTGGCTGTACGCTCAATGCTGCTGAATATGCTGGTTGCCCATATCGCCTGTTTGTATTCAGGAGCGAATGGGCAGTCTCCATCCGGATTGGTTGGAAGAATCGACAGTGCTTCAGAGGGTTCGGTTAGCGTTCATGCCGATATGCCAGGGGGAACAGCAAATTCAGCATGGTACATGCAAACAAAGTACGGGGCTGATTACTGGAATGCTACGGCGCCGTTTCGCACCTTCCAGTATATAAGCGGGCATTCTCCATCAAATTACCCGTATGGGTATTACCGGAGGTACTGATGGATAAGGTGATGGAGTTCCTTGATTCAGTTGGTAGTGAGTTGTCCTCAAAGCAATTGAAGGTCGGGTTTCTTGAAGATGCCACCTATCCGGATGGTACTTCTATGCCAATGGTTGCAGCATCTAACGAATTTGGTAACCCGGCAAGTGGAAGTCCGCCAAGGCCATTCTTCAGGAATGCTATAGCTTCTAAATCTGAAGAGTGGTCAGAAAAGGTCGAAAAGCTCATGAAATCGCATGACGGAGATACGGATACTGTTCTGAATCTTATCGGCGAGATCATAAAAGCAGACATTCAGGAATCCATTCGAACTATTCAAGAGCCGCCATTAAGCCCGGTAACAGTACTTCTAAGAAGTCGATTCCCTAATAACAGGGCGGAAATGACTAAGTGGGATGTAGTGAAGGCCAGAGAAGATGTTTTTGGTGGTCCGGGCTATTTCGGTCCGGTGAAAAAGGTTGATGTTGATATGAGCAACAACAAGCCTCTCATATGGACCGGGGACATGTTAAGGGCTGTTGATTATGAGGTAGGTGAAATTGAATCTTCGACAGATAGCCAATAATGCGATCACAAGCATTAACCCCAACATCCCGGCAATCCTGAAAAAGTATGCAGGTGAAACTATCGGCCCCGGTCGCAAGCCGATTCCGTCTTATCTCCCTGACCAGAACGTTACCATTCAACTACAGCCAATCAGTCGCGGCGACATGCAACACGTCGATGGATTGAATATTCAGGGGCTGGCAAAAGTGATTTACGTCAATGGTAATTACTTCAGTGTGCAGCGAGAACTGGAGCAGGGCGGAGATATCTTCGTGATTAACGGGGAGCAATGGCTTGTTGTTGAGCCAATAGAATTGTGGCCTGACTGGTGCCGGCTGATTGCTGTATTGCAGGTAAGCCCATGAATGATTTCACTGTCGATAATATTATCGATGTACTTGCTGGCTACATAGAACCTATCGCTGGTAAATGCCTGCAGGCTCAGGCTAACCGTGTACCAATGCCCAAAGATCAGTTCTGTATCCTGACCCCTTTGCGATTCACCAGACTATCCACTACGAGAGAGCTTAAACAAGATACCGGCTCTCCGGACACAAGCACCATGGGATATACGGAAGTTCGCCAGGCTGATATTCAGGTAGATATCTATGGTCAGGGGGCAGGGGATAGAGCTATTGCACTGGAAACAACATTCACCAGTGGATATGGCTACGACATCATCAAGGCTATTGATGCACGGCTTGCGCCGCTTTACTCATCTCCTGCCATTCAGGCGCCGATGATCAACGCCGAGAGTCAGTGGCAGGAGCGTTACACGTTAACTCTTTCCCTGCAAGCACACATCACCGTGTCGTTCCAGCAGGACTATTTCGACAAAGCAGAAATTTCAACTGAACAGGTGGATAACCGCCCATGAGCACAATACCTTTATCTGTAGATTTTAATATCACGCCCAATGTCGTTACGCCTGCCGGTTCTGCGGTTGATGCTAACGGCCTGATGTTGACCGATAACGAGCTTATCCCGGTTGGCGCGGTACAATCTTATTACTCCTCATCTGATGTATCAGCTTTAATGGGGAGTGAATCGAAAGAATTCCTCGCCGCACAACAGTATTTTAACGGATACGAAAACTCATCCGTTATTCCTGGTGAACTGCTGATGTATCGTATTGTTACTTCACCAGTGGCTGGGTATCTTCTGTCCGGCAACCTGAAAGGTGTTACCCTGGCAACACTGAAAGCGATTCCAGCAGGAACAATCACCCTTTCCATTGACGGTGAGTCGACTACCAGCACATCAATTGATTTGTCCACAGCCACAAGTTTTAGTGACATTGCGTCCAAGTTGCAGGTTGGAATTGGTGCAAGCAAGGTGGTGGTTGAATGGTTGCCAATTGCTAACCGATTCATCATTCGCTCTGCCACTACTGGCGCAGAGAGTGAAGTGTCTTATGCCTCTGCTGGCGCTCTGGCTATCGGGTTGTTACTGACGCAGGATTCCGCAGCGATTGTATCACCGGGTTCTGATGCGGTAACTCTGACAGACACGATGAACAACATCATCAACGTCAACCAGAACTGGATCCTGTTTAACTCGCTGGTCGAACTGACCGATGACCAGAAAACAGAATTGTGCGCATGGGCAAGCAGCAGTAAAAACCGATTTGGATATGTTGTTCACGACACCACTTCAGCAGGAACGGTAGCCAATAATGCCAATTGCTTTGTGCAGAAAGTGGTTGTGGCAAATGGCTACGAGAACATTTTTCCGGTGTACGGAACATACCTGTATGGCGTTACAGCACTGGCATATGCTGCATCCGTGGATTTTGCACGCACCAATGGGCGTATCTCGTTCAAGTTCCGTGGATTTTCAGGGTTAGCACCCAACGTAAGCGATCTGGCGACCGCTCAGGCACTGAAGTCAAATGGTTACAACTTCTACGGCTCATACAGCCTGAACAAAACAATGGCGCAGTACGCATCTGATGGTGCCATTACTGGCAAGTTTGTATGGCTGGACAGTTTTATTAATCAGGTATGGATTAATGCCAATCTGGTTAGTGCTTTTGCCAACCTGTTCACCAATAATCAGTCTTACCCGCTCAATGAGACAGGATACGGCGCAGTGTCTGCCGCTGTTATTGATGTTGCTGAACAGGCTCTCAATTTCGGGGCTATTCAGCGTGGCGTGAAACTTGATAATGCGCAAACCAGAATTGTGAATAACACAGTTGGAAAAGATATCTCATCGACGCTGTATTCACAGGGCTGGTTCCTGTACATCCCGACACAGTCAGGCTCTGCACGCATTGAGCGCGACCTGAAAGGTGTCATTTTTTATTATGTCGATGGGCAACTTATTCAGTCCATCACAATGTCCTCAACCGCGATTTTATAAGGGAATAAATCATGCCTATCGATATTACCTCGGCAAACAGTAAGCTGCGAATCGTCGTGCCCGCTTACTACCCTGGCGGTTTTGATGTTGACGACTACGCAGCTGATAACATGTTTGAAACTGGTGCGTTACAGAACAAAGAAGACATGATGTCAGCGGACGGTAAATACCATGCTGGTTTTATCTTTAACCCGACAGAGTTCACCATCAACCTGATGCCCACATCCAATGCTGGCTCGCTGATTGATGACTGGTATGCAGCGGAGAGAACCGCAATTTCAGCGTTTCAGTGTAATGCGGTGCTTACAGTTCCGGCTCTCGGCGCGAAGTGGAATTTTGTGAACGGGGTTCTTTATACATGGACTCCAACTCCTCCGGGTCGGCGCGTACTGCAACCACGCCCGGCAGTATTTCACTTTGAGTCTGTAACACGGAGCACTATCTGATGGCACGTAAAGAAATCCCCTTTATCGTGGAAGATGATAATCGCGACAATGGGAAAGAGTTCATTATCACAGAGATGTCGGCATGGGATGCCGACGAACTGGCACAGGATTTATTCCGCTCCATGGGGGAATCGGGATTCTCTGGTATTCCTGCTGATGTGATTGCCATGGGGTGCGCTGGCCTTGCCACCCTTGGTCTGAATGTTATTTCTGCTGCATCGCCGGAAGTCGCCAGAAAACTTCGTGATCGCCTGATGTCAACTGTGCAAATTGTGATTACACACGAAGGCAGCAGACAGGTGAGAACCGTGAAGCCTGTCGACTTTGAAGAGGTATCAACCATTCGTCAGGTAATGGATAAGGTATTTAAAGTCAATTTTGATTTTTTAACGATCGCCGGAGAGTGAAGTACCCGTTCATGGAGGAGGAGACTCTTCCGGCAAAACTCGTTAGCCCCGTAAACGTCACACCATCAATGAACGCCATTATCTGTTCAGGAAAAGCCACTTATACCGATTTGCAGGAACGGTTATCTGTTCGTGATATGTATAACCTTCTGGAAATTATCTCGGTGGAATCATTTAACAAGCGGGTCTGGAATAAACATCAGGAGCAGCGATGATTATCAATGAGTTGGCCTACAAGGTCACAATTAAGGCCGATGAATTCCTGAATGGAAAACGGAAAGTAAAAGATGAAGTTAGTAAATTAAACAAAGATCTTTCCAGGGCTGAGAAGGAAAGGCTAAAGGAACTTGAAAAACAGCGGCAGGAAACGGAGAGGTTCGGTAAAACCGCTGTTTCAGCTTTCCGCAACGTGACAACAGCAGCCGCTGGATTTTTGGGAATTGGCGCCGGGTTGTATGGAATTAAGCAACTTTTTACATCTACTGCCAACGAAATTGTGAGGGCCAGCCAACAGGCCAAGTTTTTCGACTCTGATGTTAATAAGATGTTTGGTGTTCAGCGGGGATTTCGCCAGGCTGGTCTTAACGGTGACTCGTTCATTTCATCTTCTGGGAATGCCAGAATGGCTTTGGCAAATATTGCCGATCCGACTGTTATGGGAGGGCTTACTGGCGCTGCCCAAAATTTGCTGATTCTTGGAGCTCGTACCGGATTAGATATCAATAAGCTCGGCGACCCAAACAAGGCTCTTGCTGAGTTTTCTCGCTATGGCAAGACTCATTCTCAAGAAAACCTGATGCAGGTGATGGCTGCCGCAGGGTTCGATCCGACAGATGCCGCTAAAATAAAATCAGGGGAACTTAAGCAGCTTGTCGATTCAGAAACAAAGAAATCCCGTATTACAGCACAGCAGGTAAAAGAGCAGGAGAAGGTTGCTGCCACTCTTGGGCAACTTGATTCAGAGTTTTCCCGATTAAAGCAAAATTTAGCCATGGCATTCGCTCCAGACGTTATTGACGGGATGAAGGCTTTTGGTTCCTGGATTGAGAAACATCATGGCGACATCATTGGCTTTTTCAATGACGCCGGGAATATGACTAAGCAATTCACAAAGGCAGTTGGTGGTGCGGAAGAGGCTCTGAAGCTATTGGCAGCAGCATATGTAGGAAGCAAACTTACAGGCGGCGCCCTTCCTCCATGGTTAGCAGGGTTAATAGCATATGGTTTGTATCTCTACAATGACAGGGAAAACATTGAGGGTGCTGCTAAAGGATCGTTTGATTACTCTAAGCGTGAACTTGGAGATACCATGCGCAGCATGGGGTTTGATACCGATTTTGGGCGTAGAGGCGATGAGATTTATGGCAATAACATTCAGCCAGATATCCCTCTCCCTGACGGAGTAAAGCCAGTAAGCATGGATTCTCTCCTTGATGCCATTCGTGAGGTGGAATCGAGCGGTGGCAAAAAACTTTATAGCCCGAAAGGTGCTGTTGGTCCGTATCAGTTCATGAAGGATACTGCCATAGCGTACGGGTTAAAGGTCGGGGATGGGATTGATGAGCGTCTTGATGAAGTGAAATCTCGCGCTGCTGCTGAAAGGTTCATGAGGGATTTGCTAAAGCACTATAAAGGCAATGTTAACCATGCGCTGATGGCTTACAACTGGGGGATGGGCAATGTAGACAAAAAGTTAAAATACATATCCAGTACCGGGTTTGATTCACCATCATCCAAATACTGGAACACCCTGCCGAAAGAAACGCGAGAATATGTACCAAAGATTCGCGCCGCTCTTAATGCAAAAGAAAACGAGACGCTGGCTTACTATCAGCAGCAGCAACGCATCGCCTCAACACCAAACCAGACAACATCAAAAATTGACAACAGCCGTAGCAGCAGTACAACTATTGGCACGGTAGTTGTTAACAGTAACCCGACAACAGTTGATGCTCTTACCAGAAGCGTCAATCAGCAAGTTAGCCGGGCGTCAACAAACGCGGCATTTTCCAGTGCAATGCCTTAGTCACCTGCAACGTTTTCTCTGTTTGTGCCTGTTGACTGAAGTCGGACGGTAAAAATGAAAACCCACCGTCAGGTGGGTTTTTTGTTTAGCAGTTCTCTCAACTTTTCGTTCTGCTCTCTGAACTTTTCCTGTATTTCTTTTTGCATGGCGATAACCTGGGCTTGAAGTTGAACTAGCGCATCAACATTTAGCGGAACCGAGACGCTGTTGATTTTATCTGCTATTTCCCCAAGAGTATTTTCTGCATTCAAGGCATCTTCCAGTATCTGCACAATCTCTGAGTTCATTGATCTGCCGTTTCGTTTGGCTCGTTCAGCTATAGCATCTCGCATCCCGTCAGGGAAACGCACAACAAACTTTTCGTAATCTTTAACCTGCTTTTCAGCCATAACATCACCTCAAAAAAAACAATGATGGCATATTGCTATTTATATTCAATGATGGCATATTGCTTTCAAGGCATAATGCCATTACGTAAAAAGGAGTGATCAATGGAAAAGAATGAAGTGAAGACAACTCTTCGGTATCCGTACCGTTTTAAGGAGGAGGTGAAACGCATCGCTAAGGAAGAGGGGATGTCAGAAAACTCAGTGTTGGTTCAGGGACTTGCTTGGTGGTTGAAGTACCGGGAGAAAATGCGGAATGCTCTCTAAAAATAACGAAGCCCCGACAGCGGGAACTGGCGAGGCTTCTACATCAACAAATCTGATCGGGAAATATTGACATGAAAAGTATAGCAAAGGCACAAAACGATTTCACCATCTTCAAATTCGGCGACAGTGAAATCCGCGTCATCAACAAGTGCGGTGAGCCGTGGTTTGTAGCAAAAGATGTTTGTGATGCTTTAACCCTGACTAACTCACGCAAGGCGCTTACTGCACTTGATGACGATGAGAAGGGAGTAACTTTAAGTTACACCCTTGGTGGTGAGCAGAATTTAAGCATTGTGAGCGAATCAGGTATGTATACATTGGTTTTGCGCTGCCGCGATGCCGTCAATAAAGGTTCAGTCCCGCACAAATTCCGCAAGTGGGTAACAGCAGAAGTTCTGCCTTCAATTCGCAAATATGGCGAGTATGTGAAAGGCAAGAAAACCACAGTTGAGGAAAGAACACCGCTACGCGATGCAGTAAACATGCTGGTAGGAAAGAAAGGACTTCGCTATGACGATGCATACAATATGGTTCATCAGCGTTTTGGTATTGACAGCATTGATGAACTTTCAATTGAACAAATCCCGCAAGCCGTAGAGTACATCCACAGGGTAGTGCTTGAAGGTGAGTTCATTGGCAAGCAAGAGAAGAAAGCAAACGAGCTTTCTGCAAAAGAAGCAAACAGCCTTGTATGGTTATGGGATTATGCCAACCGCTCACAGGCATTATTCCGCGAACTGTATCCGGCGCTAAAGCACATTCAATCAAACTATTCTGGCAGGTGCTACGACTACGGCCATGAGTTCTCGTATGTTATCGGAACGGCGAGAGACGTTTTAATCAACCACACACGAGATGTTGATATCAATGAGCCAGACGGACCAACAAATCTTTCCGCATGGATAAGGCTTAAGAATAAAGAATTGCCGCCTTCTGTTCATCTGTATTAATGACGCATCTGGCGGTGAAAAAAAACCGCCAGTGTGCTGCTGGCGGCCTATGTCACACCCTTACTACCACATAAGGAATGCCTAATGACTTTTAAGAATGTAGCAAACATCGGATCCGTTGTCACGGATAAAACCATTGACAGCCAAAGTCTTCTGATGATGGTTAATGAAGCTCGCAAGTTATGTGGAGAGCCATCAGTACGTAACAACAAATTCATCGAGAAAATTGAGGATGAATTGGAAGGCGAGACCTACACAAAAAGTGTAGGTCGGAAAAACGGGGCTGACATTGATGTTATCTCCATGACTATCAAGCAGGCGCTTCGTGTTGCTGCTCGCGAATCTAAAGCAGTTCGCCGAACACTTGTAGACAAACTTGAAAGTATGCAAGAAGCGCACATTAAAAGCGGTAAATCAGCGAGTGGACTTGTTGAGTATCGTCAAGCGCGAACACTGAAAATGACGGTTGAAGCTGTTACCAATCTGTTCGATTTGATGCCAAATCTTGCGCCGGAAGCAAAGCAGACTGCTGCAGCAAGCATAATCAACCCGCTCGTTGGTTTTAATGCAATACCTCTTCCGGCAATAGAAGAGCATTACTACTCAGCAGGGGAGGTTGCAGAGCAGCTTGGAGTAACGGCCAACAAGATTGGTCGCATTGCTAACGCAAACAACCTCAAAACTGAGCAGTACGGGAAGTTCTTCCTGGATAAATCTGCGCATTCCAGCAAACAGGTGGAAGCATTCCGCTACAATGCGGAAGGTGTTAAAGCACTAGAACACCTGGTTCATGGGAGTAATGTTGCATAATGGCAAAGAAAAAATATGGCATTATGCCGCCAAGAATCAAAGGAAGAGCCAGGGTAAAAGGCGATGCTGGAAGGTATCACATTCTTGGAGTTCTGTGGCATGAGAGAGCTTTAATTTTAAGTAGACCTCATGGGTATATTGAAAAGGTATCTATAGATAGAATTGAGATTCTTCCCCTTACTCCTGAAGAAGAAGAAACGTACGGACTTTTTGATAACTAGCCAATTCACTAAACCCAGCTTCGGCTGGGTTTTTGTTTAATGGAGAGTAGATGAGCATAATCGATTTAAACACAGCAGACATATTCAATGCTATCGGTGGTGGCTCTCCGCTTTCGATCATCGACAGCGTTCTGCATCCCCAGTATGTGATTCGTGACAGGGAAACTGGCGAGGTTGCTCTTGAGTTCAGTGGTATGGCATCCGTACAGCCAAGTGGAAGGGCGCAAATAACAAACGCCCCGGTGGAGAAAGGGAAATACCAGTCCATCAACAAAGTCAAAGAACCCGCCCGAGTAAGATGCGCAATCATCGTAAATGGTCTTACTGGTTTTTCCGGCAACATCCCGAATATTTTCGATCTCACATTCACAAGCCAGAACAGCACGCTGAACACAATCAAAACGATGCTGTCATCAGCAAAAACATACGATATTGAAACGCCAAAGGAAACTCTGGAGAGTTTCGACCTTGTTGACCACTATTACGAAGTTAACTCTCAAAAAGGGGTGACTCTTCTGACGGTTTATCTTGATTTTCAGGAGGTCATTCAGCAAATGGAAGTTATTCTCTCTGGATCTCAGTCAGAACAGAAGCCAACGGATAACTATAAGTCACAGGGGGATGTAGGAGTTGATCCGCAAATAACCAATGGCGGAGCCAGGGAATCTACTGTCGATGAGCTAAGTAAATCATGGTCATCACTGAAGTCATCTGTTGGCGAAATCACTGGAAAAATCTCCGGCACAATAAAGACTGAATTTCAGAGCGCTCTTGATACGGTATCCAAACCAATACTCGAAGTTACAAACAGCGCAACAAAAAAAGCGGCAGATATTGCAAAAAATATAGTTAAGGCGAGTACATGATTACAGTATCTGTTCTTCCCAGCAAATCTCAGTCCATTTCGGTAAGTCTGGCTGGTCAGCAATGCAATATAAAAATTGTTCAGCGACAGAGTTTTATGTACATGGATTTAACTGTTAATGAAGTCCCAATTATGCAGGGTGTTCCATGTCTGTATGGGAATAAGATGGTAAGATATTCCTACCTTGGATTTAAGGGAGACCTTATTTTCATTGATAATGATGGGGAATCGGACCCGCAATGGGAAGGCTTGGGTAGCCGTTACTTGCTGTATTACATCGAGGAAAACGAGCTTGTATAAAAATCACAGTCTTCGGTTTGACTTCACGAATGAATCATCAGCATTTGATAAAAATGGAAACAATAAAATCTCCATCAGAAATGTTAAGTCAACAGTATCCCTGAACTTTGTTACCGGTCGGGGAGGTGCTCAGGCTGATATATCTCTTTACGGGTTAGGAATTGAAAGACTTGCTGATATATCAGGGAAGGCTGATGGTATTGTTGGGGACGGACAGAAGTTAAATGTTGAAGTATTTGCTGATGACTCTCTTGTTTTCTCTGGCGCGATGCTTTCATCAATAGCAAACATGAATTCTGCTCCTGAAAGCAGCCTGATGATAACAGCTTCTTCTAATGTTGATTTGCAGAACATGCCAGCAAGCCCGTTTACAGCACAGGGGGCGCAAAGTGTTGAAGATGTCATCTCATCCATTTGTGCAAGTGCAGGTTATGAAGCTGTTTTTAATAATGTAAAAGGGATGACAACATCAGGAAGTCCGCATTTTGAAGGAAGTGTTTTTGAGCAGCTTTATAGGGTCTGTTCAGATTATGGACTGGCGATGTCAGCCACGCCACCGACAAAAGTAGAGTTCTGGCCTTCAGGAAAAAACAGAGACGATGTAATTCCGTTTATATCCAGAGAATACGGACTTGTTGGATATCCTGTATTTTCAAATGGGGGGCTGATGTTTCAGACGCAATATTCATCTCTCCTTTGCATTGGAAGATATGTGGATATCAAAACAGAACTACCACATGCAAGCGGAAGGTATAAGTTAACCTCCGTTCGGCATGAATTATCATCATGGATGCCAAATGGTTCATGGCACTCAATATGTATTGCCGCCAGAACAGCAGAACAAAGAGCAGAGGCACAACAGAATAATGGATAAGCAACTATTTACTCCAACGCCTGCTCAGGTAAGTGAGGCTCAATCTCAGGAATATATTTTTGAGATGCTGATGTCTGGATATTTCTTCATTGAGTTAGCAAAAGTTCAGGAAGTCAGGGGTGAGGCACCAGATTTAGTTGTTGATGCTCTTCCTTTGCTTACCAGAACAGACCGTACAGGAAAAATGATTTCCAACTCGGTTTTATATGATATTCCTGTATGGCGGTTACAGAGAGGTAACAGTGCTGTAATTATGGACCCTGTGGCAGGTGATATTGGTCTGATTGCGGTCTGCGACAAAGACACATCACTGGTAAGAAAAAATCGTAAAGAATCAGTACCTGGAAGCAAAAGACGACACAGCAAATCTGATGCAATTTATCTTGGTGGGGTATTAAACATTGCGCCTACTCAATTCATTGAATTTGCTGATGGTGCAATAAACATAACCACGCCTAATCCACTAAATATTAAATGTTCATCGTTAAATATTGATGCTCCTGGTGGAGTCAAAATGAATACACCTTTACTTAAAGTTAGCGGCGATATTCAGGATAACGCAAGTTCACAGTCATCTACTGTTAAAAATTTAAGGAACAATTATAACAATCACAAACATTCTGTTTCAGGAGTACAAAGTGGTGGGTCAACAATAAATTCCAATGCAACGGATAAACCGACATGACATACAGAACTATGCAACTGGACACTTCTACGTGGGACTTGACGCTTGACGGAAATGGCAATCTGGCGATCGCAGAAGAATCATATTCTGTTGCTCAGGATGTCGCCAGTGCGTGCTTGGTGTTTTCTGGAGAGTGTTATTACGACAATACGCTTGGGATTCCATGGAAGGCAGAAGTTCTTGGCAGGCGACCATCTCCTGGTTTTATTGCTCAGAAAATGCAGGCTGAAGCACTCAAATTACCTGTCGTTGAGGATGCTCTGGCATCAGTTTTCTTTGACAAGAATACACGCACAACTCGCGGCACAATCCGCGTTACAGATATCAATGGTAATATTGCACAGGCCACCTTATGACGATATTAAATACGGCTGTTCCTGATGTAACCATCACTGAAAACGGTCTTTCAGTTCCCGACATAGCGGATGTGCTGGCGGGAAGACTTACAGACATGTCAACGGCTCTTGGTGGTGGTGCAAGTCAATCACTGAGTTCACCGCAAGGGCAGATCGCACAGTCTGATACTGAAATTATCGCTCAGGAATACGACAAGCTTCTTTGTTTGTTTAATCAAATTAATCCTGACTTTTCAACTGGCAGATTCCAGGACGGGATTGGCCGGATTTACTTTATGGAACGGATCGCTGCTCAGGGGACAGTTGTTACGGCAACATGCATTGGTCAGGTCGGAACGACAATCCCCGCGGGAAGCACAGCCATTGATACCAATGGATATATTTACCGGTCTATCGACATCGCAACAATACCAGCATCAGGAAGCATTGATGTTCAGTTTGTAAATAACACAACCGGACCAATACCCTGTGCAGCAGGTGCATTAAATCAGATTTACCGTGCAGTATCTGGATGGGATGCGATCACAAACGCGAGCCCAGGCGTTGTTGGCGTTGATGTTGAATCACGTATTGCATTTGAAACACGTCGCAAGCAGTCGGTCGCGAGAAATAGCCGCAATCAGGACGCATCGACACTATCTGCCTTGCTGGCTACGAATGGTGTGCTGGATGCCTATGTATGGTCAAACAGAACTGCAGCCACAGTAAATCAGGGAGCTACTAACTTCCCTGTGGTGGCGCACTCTATTTACATCTGTGTGTATGGTGGAACTGATGAGGATGTAGCGGAGTCAATTTTCCAGACGTACAACCCTGGAGCAAATCTGAACGGAGATACCTCGTACACGGTTTACGACAATGTTAACTATCTGCCTCCATACCCTTCCTATGTAATGCAGTGGCAAAAAGCAACTCCGACGAGGGTTTATTTTAGCGTTGAGCTGGATAGATCTCTTAATCCACCTAGTGATATCACATCACAAGTGAAAAGCATGATCGTATCAGTTTTCAATGGTGGTTATGATGGGATCGGGAAGGCAAGGATAGGCTCTACCATTAACGCCGGTAAGTATTACGCTCCGGTTATTTCAATATCACCTGACACCGTTGGGATTTTATCACTTGAAGTCTCCATTGATGGATCAGCCTATGGGCCAGCAATAACAATGGGTATCGACCAGGTTCCGACAATTCAGGAATCAGATATTACCGTAACTTTATCGTGAGGGGTGAGGCATGTGGGAAGACACAATACTTACCCAATACTCAGCAAGTAAAAAATTATTGTCCATCATAGACACATTTAACCAGGCAGTGAGCCTTGATGATTTCACAGATGAATTCATCAAAAAGGTATGGGATTTAACTACCTGCGAAGCATTCGGGCTTGATATGTGGGGGAAAATTGTTGGCATAAGTAGATATATTGTTGCGCCAATAGATAGCGATTCATTTGGATTTAGTGAAGCAGATGATGGGAGTACTGATTACCCGGCGCCATTTAATAATTCTCCGTTTTACGGCGGCATTCAGGAAACAACGAATGTCAGGCTTGGGGATGATGCTTACAGAACATTAATACTCTGCAAGGCTTTTACTAACATCAGTGTGGCAACCATTCCTGATATAAATAAATTTCTTAAAATACTTTTTTATCAACGAGGCAGAGCATATTGTGTCAATTACAGAGATATGACCATTGGCATAAATTTTGAGTTCTCACTTGCTCCCTACGAAGAATCGATTTTAACAAATTACGATGTGACTCCTGTACCAAGTGGAGTTCAGGTAAATATCAAACAAATTGTAAGCCCATACTTTGGTTTTGCTACAGATGCATATCCATTTAATGACGGCACATTTTATAGGAATTAAGCATGAATCGTTCTGACTCACCTAAAAAACAACCTAAGCCATTTGGAGTTAATGGACAGAGAGTGGCAATATTGCCAACCACCCCTGCAGGTGATAACTCAGCATCGTATGAACAGGGGTTTCCTCCAATAACAATGATCCTGAAATCTGCTGGCGGTTTGCCGCCAAAAGGCCAGGATATGAACCAAATTTTATACGAACTTTCTGCTCTGGGTAGATGGTCGAGCACCGGTGCGCTGAATACTTTTGATTCTGAATTTGCATCGGAGATTTCTGGATATCCGTCAGGGGCGATGCTCATCTCGAACGATGGGGAAAGAATATTCATTAACACAACAGAAGGAAATCTATCCGATCCAAACAGCAATGGTGCCGGGTGGAAAGATGTTTTTTCATACCTTGGTTTAGGAGAAGCGGCGAAAAGGGATGTGGGCACGACAGTCGGAACCGTTGCCGCTGGTGATGATTTACGCATAACAGGAGCACTTCAAAAGGCAAATAATCTTTATGAGTTAACAAATAAATCTGACGCAAGAGCTAATCTTGGGTTAGGAACCGTTGCAACAAAAAACGTGGGAAATAGTGCTGGGCAAATACCTGATATGTCTTACTGGTCTTCACCGGCAGGCGGAATTAATTTCCCGAATGGATTCCAGATGCGATTCGGTGCTATCGCTGGTAATGGTGAAAAATTATTTTCTACGCCATTTACAAACCAGTGCTATGGAATTGTTTTCGGACAAACATATACATCCAACTATTGGATATTCAGCCCAATGTACAGAGCGTCAGACCTCAGTAAAACAGGTTTTGCTTTTATAAATAAGGTATGGTCTGGCGTTCCAGGGACAGCATCCCAGGATGCTGGTGAATCTGTTTTTTATCTTGCAGTAGGGTATTAATATGGAAATAGTTTATAGCGCCTCAAATAACAGTTTTTTCGCTAAAAATGATGTGGCGAAATATGAACAGGCCGGATGGGAACTTGCTGATATTGTCGAAGTGACATATGACACTTACCTGGAATTTATTGAAGACAGAACGTTGCAAGGGAAAGTACGCATCGCGGGTGATGATGGCCTTCCCACCTGGGGGGAAATTCCACCGCCAACTCATGAGGAACAAATTGCCGCAGCCGAACTGGAAAAGCAGCAATTGATTAATCAGGTCAACGAATACATATACAGTAAGCAATGGCCTGGTAAAGCAGCGATTGGTCGCCTGAAAGGTGAGGAACTGGCGCAATATAATTTGTGGCTGGATTATCTGGACGCACTGGAACTGGTCGATACTTCCGGTGCGCCAGATATTGAATGGCCTGCGCCTCCGGCAGTTCAGGCCAGATGA